CATTGGTGCAGCTTCTGCAATGGACCTAAATTCATCCCCTTGCAGTTTCCCACTGCCAAGTGCCTGCGTAAGCTGCAGCATGGCATCTTTTTGCTGCTCTAATCCGGTCCCGCCAACAGTAAAGAGTTTTTGAATATTTTCAACAAACGGGACAATTACTTGTGGATCAGGAAAAGCCTCTTTTGCAGTTAATCCGATTTTTGCCACAGCATCAGCCATTCCTGAATAACTACCTCGCGCCCTTAGAGCCGAATAATAGATCTGATCATTGAGCGCTACAGCTTGTTCTTGGCTGCTTGTTATTAGCTTAATTCTGGCTACAATTCCACTATATTCATCACTCAATGAAGTAAGCTTATTTGCAGCTTGTGTTAACAATTCGACAATTTTCGTGATAGCCATAACTACCATACTTGCCAGCGTGAATTTCGCAAATGCATTCCCCATAGAATCTCCTATTCTATTGACTGCACCAGATATTCCATTCACGTTATTCTTTAGATTATTTGCTGATGTCGAAGCAGTATTAAACCCACCTGCACTTGCATAAGCTGCCGCTCCAATATTTTCAATTTGAATGGCTGCTGCATGCGGCACAGCATTTTCTATTTTATTTGCCGCCACAGCTGCTTTTTCAAATTTTCCAGTTGTAGCTTCAGCAGCCTTGGCCATCTTTTGAAACTGTGGCGTAACACCATCCGACAAAGCAATTGACTGCTCAATTGTTGCCAAAATATCACCATCCTTTCTATAAGCAGGCATAAAAAATCCGCCCTATATAAACGGGCCTCTTCCTACTAACAGTTTTATGCTTTCAACTGTCTACTGTAAAAAAGAGAACCTGTCCATATTGGGCGGTTTTATCTGAATAAGCTTACTTTAGCACGCCTCCTGAATCTAATTTAACTGTATCATTTCCACGTTTTCCCACATTTGCCTTATGCTTATAATCAATATAACACTGAACAATTCGTTCAGCATCTGTTGAAAACGCCTGCGTCTCAAACCAATCATTATATGCTCCCGGAAAATTTTTTCTAAGAAAAAGTTCAAATGCTGTTCCTGGATATGACAAAAATACATTATTAGTTTTTGCCCGAGTTATCTTATATTCAGTCTCATTATAAGTAAAATAAAAATACTCATTCAAATCAATTCCCCTAAGATCCTGATAGGTAACATGCATAGAAGTAAAATTGTCATCAGACGTATCCTGAAAATATATTTGAAATTTATCGTCTCTTGGGTATCCACTCATTTTCAAATATCCATCATAAGCACCTTCTCCATCCGTGACAACTAAATTTTTTGCATAAATTTTTGTTTGATTAACGATTACAAAGTATTGGTCATCTGTTTTTTCTTTGGACGTCTCTGCAAAACATGTCGATATCAAAAAAAAGCAGAAGACCATTAATAAAATAATTTTTCGTGTCATCTTCATACATCCTCATCCATGATATTTTCCCACTATTATATCATAAATTAATGATGTTTTCTTTTTGCATCTTCTGCCTCTTTTTTATCCCGTTTCATTTTTATTGCAATCGCTGCAAAAACAAAGGCTCTTTCATTCTCCGGAAGACTAAATAATTCATGTGGAAATTTATGGAATTTGAGGAGAGCGTAATATGCTATATTCGCATATGGATCGCCCTCCTCAATTAGTTTTTTGCCTGTTTGATCTTTTCATCCATGCCGACTTGGAAACCGTTGGCTTGCGTAACGGCCATATAAAGGTCCGTATATTCTCCAGGTGTCAGCATCTTTTTGACGAGTTCTTCCGCTCCGACAACACCATAAGATTCTTGTAGCTGTGCACTGTTTAAATTTGGATACACGACACATTCACAAATTAATGCCGTTGCGTATTTATCTTGATCAAGCGACGTCGCAGTCTGTCGAGACCCTGGAATAAACTCTTTTTTCTTACATGAATTTTGAAGAGACTCATTTTCATCGCTTGTAAGAACACGAATCTCCCAATCCAGCGGCGTTTTATCAGCCCCCAAAAATCTTTTTGATGCCACATATTTTACATTTTCTGCTTTAATTGCATTTTCGGCCAAAAAGGCCTGTAAATTATCTTCTGCCATTTATATCAATCCTCTCTTATTGCATACCATTAAGCTGCGTGAATTCTTCGGGAAGTTCAAAGTCTTCAAATGTAAAGTCTACATCCTGCTCAAGCCAATCTCCATCCGCATCAAAAGATGACAGAATCGATTCATCAAGGTTGCAATCCTTATAAATAACAGTCTGCCGACCTGCAGAAGATGTTTTATCTTCATTTGTTGTCTGAATATCAAAATAAATATCCTCGCCTGTATCTTTGTACTTTTTAACAAGTTTCGTAAACATGGATGTCGTATGATAGATTGTCATTTTTCCGGTACCTTCACCGCCGGTTGTTTTATGGCCTACCATGGTACGTCCAAGAATCGGCACTTCTTTTTTTGTCTTCTTGAATTTCCCTTCAAAATTCTTTGCCTGCAGCAATAAATAACGATTTCCATCAACCGTTATATAACAGCTGGCCAATTTTGCCGCTACAGCATCTTTGGCCAGCATCGTTCTAATTGCATCACCCATTTATATATTCGCCTCCTTCACTTACGCTACAATTACATTCATGTAAAGTTTTTCCATACACATGGTTGGCTGCACCTGGTATTCACTCAAAACTGATTCCTTGGATTCGCCTTGTGTAGGAATTGGAACATCATCCGGACTAAAGTTTTGGATGGCCCTCACGCGTTGATATTCCTTGTGAAGCGCTACGATATCGCCCCACAGAGCAACACGGCCATCTGGATCATTCTGCTCTTTGCCAAGATACGTTTTATTAAAGAGCCGTGCCACATCAATCGCAATCTGATCCAAAACTCGAATAACCTGATTTGCTGAAAAATCTTCATTTTTCTTTTTGCTAAACGAAGTAAATGTATTGATATCCCTCAAAATATTAACATTTCCAACCACATTCCCCGATACAGAATCGGTCACGCCATGGAAAATCAGCATACCATCTGTAATCGCTTTTTCAAGTTCGGATTGTTTATGTGTTGTATCAATCGTAAATTCACCGTCATAGGTTTTATTGGTACAAGATGCATTGATGGCACAAGACGCCTCTGCACCGGTTACCCAATACACGACTGCTGCTGGAGAAACGCCATCATCCTTTACCTTATTTTTTATAGAAATAACCCCTTCAAAGTCAACGCCTAACTTATTATAGAGAACCGTTTGGAATTTCGCACCGACTGCATCACGCATACGTCTTGTAAACTGAATGAATAAATCTTGAATGGTAGTGTCTGTACCTACATACCCCAGTGTATTGAAATAGTACGGTTCAATTTTATCAAGATATTCCTGATACTGAATACCACTTACTGCATCGCCATTCGTGCCGCCAGCAAGCGGCGTACCTGCCGTTGCGGTCATTGCATCCGTACGAATAAACGTTACATAATCATTATCGGCTGTATCATCCCAGCCACCGACAGCTGCCTGCTTATCGACTATAGTTTTGGAGCTATCCACCGCCATATAAGTCGTTACATCAAATTTGGTTGCATCATCGACATTGGCTGCGATAACAACCGTCAAATCATTGCCTCGAATCCCGCCATATTTTGCTGCAGCAATGACGCATTTTGCTTTAGCTGCATTGTTATTGATTCGGTAAAAATAACCCGTTTTTAGATTTTTGAATAGGTCCCGCAGGCCTTTAAGTTTATCTGAAGTGTAATCATAACCGAAATATTTCATACTATATTTTTGAAAATCATCCGCACCAACGGTAAAAACTTCGCCTTCTGGACCCCAATCAAGCGTCAGTGGCATGGTTCCATAACCGCGATCGGCAATATCGGTTTTTGCCCGAACTTTGCTGACAAAATTTATATATGCACCTGGTAGTTTTTTATTTTGAAACAGCCAGGTACCTCCTCCTAACGCCATATATCATTACTCCTTTCCATTGATTTTTTCTTTAATCGGTTTCGAAAGAATCGTTTTAATTTTCGCATCTGCTTCTTTTAATGTATATTCTCGATCCGGATCCAGCGCAATCATGATGATATCGCATTGTTCACGGTATTTTTTTGAGCCTGATAAGGCTTCCCGTGTATACGTCGGTTCTGATGCTATTGCTGCTGTTTTTTCTTCATCAGCCATACTTAATCACTACCTTTCAAGTGTTGTGTTTGTGCAAGTGTCTGCATTTTAGGCACTGGATCAAGCACCCGAAACACAAAAATATTATAATTTACGAAAAAATGCAGTACGTTATTCTGCACATTGGCAGACATATCAGTACCACGAATCAAATCATCCCCAAGATTGATATATTCCATCCCCATTAAAAGCGTTTGCTTAATCGTATTGCATTCACGTGTAATGCTCTTATCGCCCTTTGGAAAATACTGAATATCAAAACTGTGCGTTTGTCGATAGCGATTGCGCATCACAAGCTCGTGCCCATCTATCAAATCGACAACGAAAAAGCAGGGTTCTTTAAAATCCTGCTTAACCTCATCAATATGAATTTCATACATTTCACCAAATAATTCGTACAACCGCTTAGCGATTCCATCAATCATCTCATTTTCCATCCAGCACCTCCCTCAAAAACACTTCAAATTTCCTTTTGATGATTCCCGGAGCCTGCGTCTGCAACTCTTTTTCTGAAATTGTCATCATGAACTGTCCTTTTACCCAGCCAGCTTTGAGCCGCTTTCCAATCGCCTGGACAAATCGACCAGGTTCTTGCCGATGGCCAAATTCTACATAACTGGCATATGATACAGGATTTGTAATTGTAATTTGATAATTGCGCCCAACCTTATCCACTTTGAGCGACTGCGCATATTGTAAGGAATTTACCGTACCACCGGACTCTGCTTCGGCTTCTGTTTTTGCCGTCCAGCCCCGTCGTAATACCCCGCCTTGCGAAATACGCTTTTGCTTACTCTTGCCATTGCCCAAAACAACCGTTTCAAAAGTACCTTTCCCGACTGGCGTCCGCTTAATAACTTTCGCTAAAAAGCGCGCCGCAAGTTCTCTGGCACAGTCTTCATAAAACTGTTGTTTTTGTTGTCCATTTGCAGCTTTTTCTAATCGTTTTTGAAACGCTTTTAATTGACTAAAATCTGACTTACCCATTATGGATGCTCCTCATACAGCTCAAGGTTAATTTCTTGATGCGTTGAATAAACAGCCGCCTTACCGCTTTGCTTATAGGCTTCTGTACGGCCGTTCTGCACCACGTTTATTTTACTGCCGGGTTTAATTACAAGATCCGGTGCTATAAATAATGTAATGGATTGTTCTAGTGAATCAGCCGTTTGTGAAGGCCCTGTTGCCGGTGCCGAAGAATACGACAACCGACATGCTTGATCTTTGTAGGCTGTAATGTCCTTCTCTTCGGTAATATGTGTTACTGGATCTTTCACTTTCCCATATTCAGTAACAGTGCAACGGCCTTCATATGTTTTTTCCTGGGCTTTTCTAGCTAAACGCCGAGCCCGATCGATTGCACTTGTCATTTCCAGCTCACCCGCCTATATCGATTTAACTGCATTGTGTAATTTTTAAGCAAAGCATCTTTAAAATTTGAATCAACACCGGCTCTAAACTGCGTTGTGGTATCGCCTTCGGCAATGGATGAAACGATCATCGGCAAATCCGCTTCTCCAATACTCTCATTTCTGTATAAATCAATTGCCATCCGGTAAGCTGTATTTGCTAGGCCGGATGGCAATTCAGAAATATTACAGTAATTCAAGATTGTTTCACTCACATCGTCCAGGATAAACGCAAGATTTACATCCTGCGTTGTATCCGTGACCGCAATCCCAAGCAAAGATTTTAACGTTTCAACAGTCAACATGACAATCACCCAATCTTATGTTTGAAAGCAACGATGCGAATCTGTTTCGGTTCATATACCGGTAGCCAGTTTTGAGCATCTTTCAATTCGGCACGGCTTGGACCTTCGACTTTTGCAACCTTTGCATTCGTAAATTTAACGCCGCGTGGATGCAGAATCATTGTTTTACGATTGATGAGATAATCCACACCCGATCCTTTCTTTTTATCACGATCAATTTCTGTCGCTACAAAACCAACCGGCGACCCATTGCCCAGAGCAATCGCTCCCTGACCAAACAGATACGAGGTGTAAACTCCATCGGCTACCGGACACCCATCGTCAATTACAACGCGTTTCCCCTGATATGCATCAAATGACACATCGACACTTGGATGTTCTGTCGTAATTAAATTCTGTTTTTTGAGATAGGACCACGTTGCGCTATGCATAGCCACCGCTGTGAGTTGCGCCTGGGCATCTCCTAAAAGCTGTTGTGCATCAATAAAGGAACTTGCCGACCAAAGTTTCCCTGCATCGCTCTTCACTCCTGAAATATCCAGTAAATTTGTTGCAAGCGGCGTTGTGGCTGCACCACCATCTGGTGTGTACGTACCAAAAATGCCATTTAATACGGCAATCAGTTCTTTTTGCATATCACGCGCCCAAAAACTTGCGACTAAACTTGCAATGGCTGCCATCGGATCTGAACCGGCAAGAGCCGCGGCAAGGTCTGTACCAGCCCACATTTTAGCCCTCCGGATAATGGCTGCCACATCTTTTTTCGATTCAATTTTATTTGCTTCAAGGTCAGCATCTTCAATAATCTGTTCGGATTCACCTGTAAGATCAGCAAAGAACGGCATATTGATGGTTGGTGCTGCCTGACTTGCTAAACGGTCAAATTCTGCATCTGTTGTGATAATACCGCACTGGATTAGAGCAGATAACTCGGCCGTACGTCGAATAACATACGGATTGAAAAGAGCGGGTACGATCACATCGGATAATTTTGTAATTGGCATATTCTATATTCCCCCTTAAATTGTGACTCCTGCTTCAGCAGCCAAAGCTTTTGCCTGTGCAGGATCTTCTGTTAATATTTTTCCTTGTTCTGTGAGATTGAAACTGTCTTTTGCAAATGGATTTTTACTGGCGCTGCCATCCGCACCACCATTTGGCACATAGTTTGCTTTGCCAGCCGCAGGTCTAAACAAAAACGCTTTACTCTCCTGCAGCGTTTTCACCTGTTCATCAAGACCTGTTATTTTGCCATCCTCCGATAAAATAAGCTTGGACTTGTCGAACAAGCCCACAACAAGATCAACATCCTGCGCCTTATCTGCAATGGCTAATTTAATGGCGTTGGTAAATTGTAAATCCTTGAGTTTGGTTTCATATTCAGCAGTACTCGTTTTATTTGCTGTCTGTAAATCCCCAATTTGTTTTTTCAGACCTTCCACATCACCAGTCGATTTTTTCAACAAATCAAGCTGTTTATCACGTTCAACAACCTGACCTTCCAGGTCTTTCTTAGCTTCATTGACTTCGTTAAAACGTTCCTTGGTAACATATCCCTTGAATTCCTCACTACTAGCCGCCGCAACTTTTTGAGCAGTTGCTTCATCAAGCCCTAAAGCTATTAATTGTTCTTTTGTCAATTGAAATCATCCCTTCGTTCACATTTTTTAGCGCGGTTCATTCCGCTGTTGTCGTCTTGTTCTTTATCGCCTGCAATACTAAAAAGGCGAAACTCAGCTGATGTTATGACCGAAACATCTACGGAGATAAGTGGATCACCGCCTTTCACCTTGTAGCACAAACCATTTTACAAAAACAATCATCCGGATTCCTCCTTAAAAATGGGTATAAAAATACCACCTACTGAAAAAGTAAGTGGTTTAATATATCGGTAATTCAATTAAACATGATTCATAATCCATTTTAATTCCGTCTTTTGCAGCATTTTCAGCTAAGTCAATGTAATCCTGAATGTCTTTTTCGCTATACCCTAACTCTTTTGCTCTTTTTCTAAATTCATCTTTTTCCATTCAGCATACTTCCTTTCAATGATTTCGCCTATCTCTTTCGCAATAGCGCGCGGATTTGGATTATTGCAATACTCAGACCAAGCCTCTGCGATAAATTCACTATATCGATTTTTATTATTATTTTTCCATGCATATCTAGATAATTGTTCTGTTATTTCATTTACAGTATGCCCATCAAACAAAATTTTCACAGAATTAAGATTAGATATGCCAAGCATTCCATCAATTTGATGCCCGACTTCATGATCTAACACAGAACGTATTGTGTCACATCCAACCGGATGAAACTTATTCATTACATCGAATTGAAGATTTTCAAACAATTTCCCAGCATCTTTTCCTTGTACTTTGTTAAAAGCAACACCTGCGAATTCTTGAAAGGCTTCCGTTTTGGGTAGCCAGCTCGATGCATAGACATCAGAAGGTACCCGCATCATAGACATAAATTTTTTCAGTTCTTGCTCTGCATAAGGTTTTAGCCTTTCCACATCAATGCCAGGATTTTGCTTAATAAAATTATCCAAAAAGACCTGTCTAGCAACTGGTTTTAATTGGTCATTACGCTTATGACATTCCCCTGTAAAATTAAATTGCTGTCTTAGCTCCGGAAATGCATTAAAGCTGTCTGTCAATCCGTGATTCCATTCATTGGCAACCTGCACGTCCAATCCTGTATAATCTGCATGTTTTATACCCAGGGTAGTCATAGCAAATTGATTAGCCTCTTGAATGGTTCTTACTTCTTTATATACTACTTTCTTTATACCATTATCCACTGCTTTTTGCAATCCTTCTTTTGAGCCATTACCAACAAATGATTTTTTCCAGTCCTCATATTTCATAGTAGCTGGCACATGATACGTTTTTCCCTTCTCATTACGCGCGGCACGTTTACCATTATCATCTTCAAAATATGGAGCTGTACAACTGCGACACCAACAATGAAAGGGCGGTGCAGTTTTTCCTGGTTGAAAATCAGACATAGCAAAAACTTTACCGTCTAAATGACGGCATATGCTAGATGTTTTTCTATCAAGCGTGGCAACAATCTCATATTTATTGACGCCTAAATTATTAAAACAATCTTTTTGACTGGCAGATGCGAAAAAAGCAGATTCGGTCATAACCAATCTACCGGCTGCACTCTTTGAACGATTCATGTTTTCAGATAAGGTACGGATCACTTTGTCTAAGCCATCGCCACGAATTGTTGCCTGTGTAAGTTCGGTATGAAGTTGATTCAACAGCTTATCTTTGTTATCCCATACCCTGTCTGAGAAATTTTTACCGTCCGGTGTCCATGGTTTTGATAAAATCTGTTGTATACTGACTTCATTCAACCGCTGCAATTGGATGCCAACGCCAATGCCTTTTTGTAGTTCAAACGCTGTATGGTAATAGCCATCCGCATACATCTGCTGCATTGTTTTATCTAAACCATCTAACTGATTGCCATACAAAACTTCAAGAGACTGCTGAAGCTGTAGCTTCATAGACTCAAGTTTTGAAATATGCACTTTTGCTGATGCGTTTTCAAGTTGTTTGATCCAGGTGGAACTTACATTATTTTCTTCACCATGCTTGATATAGTCTTCGACGGTCCAGTGAAACTCTTTGAGTTCATTGGCGGTAAGAAGTTTTTTTGCATCGACATAAGAAATATCATTATTAACCGCAAGGCGCTTATACCATAAAGACATATCGCGTTCCATAGTCTGTAATGCGACACGATATTGTTTTTCAACTTCCGTGTAATAATCAAGACCTTGATCTAAAAGAGCGAGTTCTAACTGTTCAAAGCGACCGCGCCAATATTCAGCGTTTGGCATTTACATCAACCCCTTTAGACGAACGATCTTTATTGCCAAAGGTTTGCTTATAGTTATCCATTTCAGAGAGCTGTTCTTCTTTTTCTTTGGCCAACTGTTTTTCTTCTTCATCTGCATTTTCCACAAAGGGATGATTTTTTATAATCGTCTTGCTTGAAATAATGCCGACCGAATCTTTACAGATTGTTGCAAGCTCTAAATCATTGGCTATCGATGTGCGGGTCCATGTTTGCGTGATGTTTGTAACAGCAATATTTTTCGCCTGGCAAATTGCTCTCACCAGATCGCCAAAGCCTAAACGAAATTCTGTTTCCATGAGTCCGGCTTTTAACTCTAAAAGTGAATACAGATATTTTAAAGCAACACCGGAAGCATTTCCGAAATCTTGTGGCTGCGGATCCACGCCTTGCCCCTGCTCAAATATGCCTTTGCGAGTCATATCCAAAAGTTTCTCTCTCGCCTCGATTGGAATATCGATTGTCACCGTTTCAAGACCTGACCGATCATCTGCACCAGTCGACTCCATTTTTACCGTTTTATATTTCTTGATATCAGACAAAAAGCTGTTGAGGTCGGTGCCATTATAATTGGTCAGTAAGAAAATGATTTCTTGAATGTCTTCAAGATCATTGGCAAAGCCGCTGTAAACCTTATCATATGTATCAACCAAGGCTTTTACATTATCCAAATCACTGACTGCAATATTGTTGTTTGGAAATGGTATAAAGGGTACCCGACCCAATGAATGCTTTAGCTGATTTGGTTCTTCACCAACCCCTGCATCCACAAAATTCATAAACAACGAGTATGCCACAAGCCCTGTATCAATTGTATCCTCAGCAGCTTTCTGATAAGCCCAGCATTCTGTATCTGTCCAGTATTCGTAAATATCCCACGTTTTTCCTTCATCATCAATATTTTTATAAACACGCAGCACCGCCAAAAGTTCTTTTTTTAGGTGCGTGGACCATATGGGGATAATCTGCTTTGAATCGACAATGCCATATTCAAATTCATTGTTTTCATTCATCCAATAATGGAGCCAGGCCATACCGGCATTGGATGCATTAACGCAGAGATCTTTGCAGTTTTTAGCGTATATATCGCCCAAAGTATCTGCTATCACTTGATTATTGGATGAATTGCCAACATCAAACAGCGGCGGGGCGGTAAACATATACGACGCTTTCTGATTGACCAAAAGCCCATAAAAATTGCGCGGCACTCGGTTATCAGCACTGCGCAAAGGATTTTCTGTTTCATCATCTGGTTTTGTTTTATAGAGAATATCATTCTTGTTGCGATAATATCGCTCTGCTGTCAACGCATTGACAATCACGTTCGAATGACCAAGCGTGTGCTTCGCTATCAGTTTTTTTGCCGTTAGTATATCCAAATATATCACCCCCTTATTTTAATACGCTCATACCGCTTCTCCGCATTTCATCTTCACAACCATAACGAATCGCATCGATCGCATGATTGTTTCTGTCTGGATAGGCGCTGATAAATTCACCATCTTTATTTTTCTCATACTCATAATTCACAATTTCCTTGTAGGTATGCGGACAACGACGCTTATCAATTACAATCTTCGCTAGTCCCTGGAGCCATTTCATCCCATATTCAACGGAATCGGGACCTTTTTTAGCGCCCCAAATATTTAAACCATAACCACGCATTTCAGAAATGGATTTTGGTTCTGCACTGTCTCCAGTTACGCGGCGCTGGCCCACTTTATCTTTAATTTTTTCATATGCCCTTTTATTGCTTAACTTTTGTTGATATACTTCGTCAAAAATATAAAGTATTTCATTCTTTTTATCATAATGCATATCAACAAACGCAAATGGATCCACAGCGAAACCAAAGTCTAAACCGTGTTTTCGACGGTCAAACATCAAAATTTCTTCATCCGTAATCATGCGCTCTTCCACATTATCAAACACGCTACCACCAGTTCCAGTAACTTCACCAAGATACTCATGCCGATACAGTTCTTCACGGCTGTTTTTAAGCTTTTCAGCCTCAAGGAAAAATTGTTCGCCAAGCCAATTATTTGGCACTTGCAAATAGGTCGTGTGACTAATCAGACGATCTGCATCATCAATCAGCTGTTCACTATTTACCCAACTATCTCGGCTTTTTGGCGGATTGAATGAACTAAAACACCAAAACTCTTTACCACCACGCATGAGCGATTGATTGAGACTTCGTATTTCTTCCATACCGGTGAACTGGTCCAGTTCTTCATACCACACAATACCAACATATCCAAAAGGCAGCTTGATCGATTTTATTTTCGTCTTATCGTCAACACCAAAGAAAAGAATCTTTTGACCGGTGTGCTTATACGTAATTTCCAGTGGGCTTGTCTTGAATTTAAATTTCGATGTAAGCCCTAACTGCTCTATACCCCATTGAATCTGGTTAAACACACTATTTCTAAGCGTATTGCCGACTTTGCGAAGGACTACTGCATGGCAATTGGGATGCTGTTTGAGTAAGAGTGGCACCTCAATACTGATAAACGAAGACTTTGTGCTGCCACGACCGCCTTTATTCCAATAGTGCGTATGACCATGTTTCTTTATATCGCGATGGACCTTTCGAAATGCTGGTGCGATAATCTCACTTAATCGAATTTTATTCATCATCACCATCATCTCCAATATCATCTATGATGCTTACCCCATCACTGTCATCGCCACCCTTTCTCAATGTTTCAACCTCAGCCCGTAATTTTTCTACTCGTAATCGCTGCTCTTCTGTAGCCATTTCAGATCGGCAAAGTTCTTCGTACTGTTTAAGCATATTGGTCAATGCTGTCATAGCCGTAGATTGCGCTTTTAGGAATGTAGCCTGCTTATCCCACGCAAATTGCAATTCATATTCTTCTTCCCATGATGAATCACCACTTTTCTGGCGTTTAAGAACCTTCGTCAAATCTTCATGATTCTCAACATACATTACCTTCTGTGCCCGAAGTATCGCTGCATACTTGATGCAAATATTTCCCCAAAGGATGTCGATTGGCGAAACCTCTACCAATTCTTTTGCAATCTCCAATGTTTCGGGCGGCAGAAACTTTGCAAACAGTCCATGAGTCATAGCGTTTGCATTGCCTTTGGGCGGGCCACCATTATTGCCAAGTCCATTTTTATTATTGGGCGGCGCACCATGCCCTTTTGCATTTTGATTGCCAGGTGGAGCTCCCTTTTTTATTGGAGCGTTCCCTTTTTCCAAGGGGAGCGCTCCCTTATTTGAATTGGAGCGCTCCTTTATTTTTTCGTCCCATTTATCTACCGTTTTCCACTTACGAATTTTTGAATCTGCAAGATTTAACTCTCTAGCAATGTCTTTAAGCAGTTTCTTCCCACCACTATCTTGCCAAAGCTGAAATGCTTTATCTCTGTCTGGACTTCTCGCTCTTCCCATTTTACATAGTCACCACCATCCTAAAGTCAAAATAGTAATTATCTCCATTATCTTTCTATAGCTTTTCTTCCGTCCAATATTCTCACAAAATCTCTTTTTGATCTTCCCCAGTATAATATTCAATTGATTGGTACCCCTACTTGACACAATATTGTCTGGTATATAGTATGATTATATATATCAGACATAAAAGGAGAAAAAAATGAAAGTGATGGGATTTATTGCAAGCCCTAGAAAAGAAGGCAACACCGCTTGGATAGTAAACAAAATACTCGAAGGTGCCAAAGAAGAAGGCGCTGAAACTAAATCATGGTATTTCAATGATCTTAATATCAAACCTTGCCAAGGTTGTTTGGCTTGCAAAAAGGGTGATCAAGGTTGTGTTATTAACGACGATATGCAAAAACTTTATGATGCGCTTGAACATACAGATGCCATTGTTTTCGGCTCACCGATTTACATGGGGCAAATGAGTTCCCAGGCGAAGATATTCACTGACAGATTATTTGCGAGATTCTCTCCAAAATTTTCTCCGCATTTCAAAGAAAAAAGGAAAAAAAAGCTTATCCTTGTGTTTGATCAAGGTAATCCTGATTCTAGCCTGTTCCAGTCATATATTGATTATACGCAACATATTTTTCAACTACTGGAATTTGATGTTCAAAGCGTCCCCGTCATTGCTGGGATGCGAAATGGACCAGCTCATGAAAGAAAAGAGTTACACACCACTATGAAAGATATAGGTTCGTCATTGGTTTCGGAACAATTTTCCAAATAAATAAGTTGCGATTCTGAACTTTCCCAAGAACAATGCAGCTTGTAAACGTCCATGACCACGAACAACAAAGCCAGAGCGTTTGGATACCGTTACCGATGTCCTCCAGCCCTGGCTTTGTATGATTTTCGCTAAAAGCTCTATTTGTTTTTTAGGATGCTGATTCGGATTACGCGGATTCGGCACTAATTCCGCTGGATCAATAAGCTCCGTGTATGAGCAATATATTGGTATTTCTTGCATTGATTCACCCTCTTTAATTTTCTATAAAAACAGTCATTGTCGGCATCGCGTAAGCAATTGCATCTAAAAATGCAGATAACACTTATTTTTAAAGTATTATCTGCATTCATTTCCGATAATAGAAGATTATTGGAACCTCATTTCACGGATTAATTTATGATGCCTACTTCTTTTTCCTCCTGATTTCAGACAAAAGAAAAGACAGCTCCATAAAAAGCTGTCCACAATCATATATTGTTTTTTTTAGAGTCCGAAACTCTATTCCAGCCCCACCAGTTTGGCAGTAAATCTTCTAGGTGGATTATTTCACGTTTATCATAATCAACCATAATTTCGGTATCTTTATTTTTAACAGAAAGCTGCATCATAAATTCTCGGCAAGCGCCACATGGCATACCGCTTATTCCTTGTGGTGGAGCATCTCTAAAGGCAATTAATCGTTTAATAACTGTTTGATTGCTGGTTATATACATATTTAGGGCAGCAACGCGTTCTGCACATAAATTCATAACACCACTAGAGCTTTCTATACAGAAGCCTGTGTAGATATTACCATCTTCAGCTTCGAGTGCACATACAACGTGATGGGTTCGGATGAATGGTGAAACGTTTGTTGGTTGATATTCTTTCATTGCTTCTACATATAAATGTTCCCAAATATCTCGATAGTCATTCGTTACTATGATAATCACGACCTATACTGCATATTATTTTATTATCGGAATATCATTTTATAGAATTCCGACGCTCCATTCGATTTGATTGACGACACTCTTTCTTTTCGTTATTTCCCCTTTTTTTTCTCTTGTTCTAACCAATATTGACGACTTCGCCTAGCCTGATCGCCTTCTTCATAACCTACTTTGTAACCTTCTTCAAGACCATAACTATAAGCTAATTGCTCCGTTTCAGACATCTCTTCTTTAAATTTTTGTTTTTGGCAATCATACTCTCGCTTACGTTTCATTTCATCTATCATAGCGATTATTCTTTCATTCTCCTTCGTCGCTACACTCTTTAGATTATGCAGCTTTAACGAAAAAACGCATTGAAATATCCATTTTATAACATTAAAAACTTCTGCCCCAAAATCTAATGCAGCTGACCCAACAACAAATATTCCATAAATCCATTGAATCATATTTACAATAAATTTCCCCCAGTCAGGAACGCCTTCCATATTACGCAAAAAATAAACTATTGATATAATTAACAATAGTTTTACAAACCTTTTCATATGATCTCGAATTCTTATCTTAGTAGCATCACTCAGCATATAAATACCCCATATGAGTTAAAATAAGCCGCCGACACCTTGCCGACGGCTTACATTTTTTGTTAAATTGTCATATAGATACACGACCAATTAAATGGATTATATCATATCAGGCAAGTGCTTTCAAGCCTTTATGATTCAAATAATTGACTTTTCCCTGCCAATCCCGCATTTATCTGTGACAATGATTTCTTTTTCAGATCACCTTTTCGGCTTCTCCCTTTACTGCTTCCACCGCCTGCGCCCTTTAATGCCTCGCCCGCTGGCAATGGCTCAACGGGCGGCAAATTTGATTTATACTTTTCACGCATTAAGCTCGTGATTACGTCATTTTCAATATGCGGATCAGCCTTATCACCCGGATAAAATATTCCATGACATTCCGGGCAAATATACCGATCATTTTCTTTATCGTAAACCATAACGCACTTACATTCCTCGCACCAACGCGGATTTCTCTTTCTTCGCATCCTACGACCTCCCGATCTTCCATTCCGATATTACCATTATGCCAGTGATTTTCACCGCTGGCATTTTCTTCTTATCTGCCACATATCGCTCAAACAGCCCAATATCCAGCCACTTCTCTTTCCAGTGATACGCATAATCAAACTTGTATCCTCGAACCTGTCCGATACTATCTTCGTAAGCCACTGTCACGTGCGACAAGCGATAAAGCTTGAAATACGATACCGCGATAAACACGACCGGCACCAACAAAACCATATACATCATTTCCATTCAAAACCTCTCCTCTACAAAGTTATTTTGGGGTGATAGCTGCGGTTTTCATATAACATTTTTATCCAAATAAACTCATTCCTCTTGTGCATGCTGGATTAAGATAAACGGTCTCAATTGCACTACCGGCTGCATTTGTTGCTGTCCTCATACTTCGCTTTTCCCAGCCTTCAAGTTCAGTATTATATAAATCATTTTCATAGCTACTTATGATTAAATATCCCTTATGCTTCTTACAAATTTCAAGAAGTTCCTTATGTTCCTCCGGTTTTGCAAATTCGCATTCATAATGCAACTGTGTCTTTGTACTTTTTAAATATGGCGGATCTACATAAAGCAAAGTTTGCGTACGATTATACATGCCTATAAGTTCTCGCGCATCCATATTTTCTATCTGTGCCATTTTTAACCGTTCCACTGTTGCCAAGATTCGATTCGGCAGCTTGCACCAATATTTGGGTCTAAAAACCGAATTTGTCCGGTCGTGAGCCCATGAAGTACTGCAGTATGTTTTACCGCCAAAGGCTTGCCATGTACGCACTAAAAACCGTCTAGCCTGTTCTATTTCATCGCCCTTGCTTTCATAACAATCTCGATACTCTTCGCGACTATAGGGTGTCATTTCAATAACTCGAGCCAGCTCGTCTGCTGAGTTACGCACAACTCGGAACAAATTCACGACGTTTCCGTCTATATCGTTAATTGTTTCGGTACCGCTCCGTGTCTTTTTGAAAAATACAGCTCCACTCCCGAAGAATGGTTCGCAATATACTGCGTGCCTCGGGAACATATTAATAATCCAATCAGCCAAACGCCATTTTGCACCAGGCCATCTAAGTATGCTTTCCATCAACTAGTTCCTCCTGATATTGCACTAGCCCAATAAATCGAGCTTCCATGTTCGTTATACATAAACCAAACTAAGTATCTTCACCTACCGTCACCATTCTCCCATCCGTTCGATCATCATTTGTTTGAGTTGTTTCCGCTGCCAAGATCTCGGCAAATCGTTTGCTTGCTTTTTTGTTCTTCCGATTCCATTCCCGAAAAGGCTTTATTCTATGCCTAATTCGGTGAATCGGCAATATTCTATTTATCATCAATTCATCGCTCCTCACACTTTTTCAATTTTTACGTAAATGCCTTGTCTGTCACTCCAAAACTTTTCAGTGATCTCACTTGCCACCTGGGCATCATCACCCCAAAACTCAAGCTTGGTCATAACATCTTTTAGCAGCTTAATCATATTGTCCGTATCTGGCTTTGTAGCTTTATACTCACCAGATCGATGCTTACCTGTGACTGGAAATAACCACTTTGTCATTAGCCTCACAGTCCCAGTAAACGGTTTTTCCGGTCTATGCGGGGCAAAATATGTCTCGAACTTGTTTCGCGCGTCTGCAAGCTCAGGCGGTTCATAAAAATGTGGTTTACCATTTACCACAGACACTTTCTTTTCCTGATGAGTTACAGTCGGCACCCGCATCGAAATAAAAAATTCAATTGTCCGGCTCATAATCTACCCCCTGCCATTTGCCCGTTTCAGAATCAAATTTAATTACACGGTTATTCATTGCCATATTAAAAACTTTTTGAGCAATGTCCGGCTGCTTAACAAGCCAATTGCAGACATCACTTTTCTTAACATCAAATTCGCCATTTTTATTTTTATGTGCCAGTGCTGGCATTTGTTTTGCACAATTTAAAAAATCATAATTTATTCTTTTTACCATTTACATTTCACCTTTCGTTATTGAGAATAATTTCTATTTACCGTTTTGGAAGAAATTTTTATTTTGTCAAGGATAGTGAAAAGTATGTCGGGGGGCTTTCTACGCCCCCGACTATTTTTTCCCTTGACCCCGCAGGTGGAAAAACGAAAAAGTATATGTAATATATATAGGTTTTCTTCCGATTCGGAAAAAGTCGATTTTAACCGATATTTTCTTCCGATTCGGAAAACGGAAAAAGTCGGTAGTTTTCTTCCTACAAGAATCGGAAAAAGTCGGCATTGTTTCGATATTTTCCGATTCGGAAGAAAAAGAAAATTATCGACTTTTTCCATATTAACTTTCCTTTTTTGTCACCACTCCATGATTATCTATTACAAAGCCTTCATGTTCTTTTAGATGATTTTTTACAGTTTTTTCCGTTACACCACCATATTCAGCCATGCTTTTTACGGTTACTTCATTACCAAATGATTTCACAATATCATACGTAGATTCGACCGATTTTCTCCGATCATTCTTATGATCATCAGGCGATTTTTTCTTTTTAAAGTTTTTTCTCCAACTTTGCTGGTCACCTTCTGCATCAATATCTTTAAGAACACCAATCTCGTCCACATGATGAAGTGGATAGTCAAACCAAAGGTCAATGGGTGGAAACTTCGGAAACTCACGAAGCGTACCTTCAATACGCCAAGCCGTCCGTTGACGAACCTTTTGCCTGGCAGCATACACGAAATTATTCGTAAGTGAAGCATATGCATCTACCGTCAAAACCTTATGACAGTAGTCGAGCATGACCCGTTCGCTGCATTGATCGTCTTGTGAGATATCATCTTCCCACTTTGGATAATGTTCTTCAAGAAAAGCCACACAGGCCGCACAAACAGCTTTATTTTCTTCTTGCTTCACTAAATCCTCTGTGATCTCAAGTTCAATCAGATCAAGTAATGCATCCGGATCGCGGGCAAATACGCCTGAGCCAGATGCTCTGTCCATGGAGCGTTTGCCTCCTTGTGCACCTTTGCTGTGATGATGGCAATAAATAACCGCACATCCAAGTTCAGTACATACCTTATCAAATTGGTTACAAAAGTTGGCCATCTGATCCGCGCTGTTTTCGTCACCAGTAATGACCTTGTAGATTGGATCGATAATGATGGCAAGATAATTTTTCTTAGCAGCACGTCGTATAAGTTTTGGCGCTAATTTGTCCATGGGTACGGACTTGCCTCTGAGATTCCAAATATCAATATTGGAAAGATGCTCGGGCCGTAACCCTAGCTCTTCATAAACATCTTTGAATCGATGCAGACAGCTTGCCCTATCTAACTCGAGATTTACATATAGAATTCGCCCTTGGGCGCAATCCCATTGAATCCATTTCTTACCTTCAGCAATTGCTATACATAACTCAATAAGACTAAAGGACTTACCTGCTTTTGATGGTCCTGCAATCAGCATTTTATGACCTTGGCGCAGCATATTGTCAATCAGCGGTGGTGCGAGATCTGGCAGGTTGTCCCAGGCATCCGCCATGCTTTCCGGATTGGGTAGATCATCATTTACCGCCTCAATCCATTCCTGCCATTCAGCAAAACTTGTTTTCCCGATGTTGGTATCAACCAGCCATTGTTTGCGGGCATTGCGGATAACGCCAGGCATTCTCGAAAGCCTCGAGGGATTGCGGTTTTGACTATCGATTTCTAATCCATTTTTCTTACACACTGCATAGAGATAATCTACTCGTTTACGGTATTCTTCATAACTTCCCGCATCGATCCGAACGATTGCATGCAGACTCTTACCGCCAGAATGCACCAGACAGGCAACAGGAAGCTCCAGTGTGCGAATAATTTCATTTTGCTTATCAATCTCCATGCTGTCGGATTCAACCAGCGCAAAACGGAACTCTGTAACATTCTCGTTTTTAACGCCTTTCCCATCGAGAGGATTGAAGCGGATCCACGCGCCGCATGCTTCGTTATAATCACCAAATACACCGCCAACATCGCCATCACAAATATTTAAAAGCTCAATAAGTTCACCTGCAGTCCGATCGAAATTCCCCTTTGTGGGGAGATATTTATTGTCGCCTTCTTTTTGCCAGGAAGTTGTGACATAGCCTACATTTTCGGTACTGTCAAAGAGTGTTTCTAAATATTTGATAAGATCTTTGACCGGATTCCATGTTTGCGGTTCAATCACTTCTTTGCCTTCCAGCCAATTCTTATCGATGAGGACTTTATTTTCTTTGGTGCTGCCAATAAAATCATCCCAGTCAAGTTCTTTATCTTCTCCACTAGAATAAGGTGGCTGCCAGCCGCTGCGTTTTGCCATATCAACAATCGTGCCGGCCGTCACTAGATTGGTTGTTGTTCCTAAAAAGCTGGTCCATTTTTTAAAACATTCGCCGGCATGATACCGGGCAGTATCTCTTGCGCTCCACTGATCCCAATCGGATGCTGTATAGCCTTCTTCTTTTAAAGCCATCCCAACATTTACCCAATCTTGATAGGTAAGAGCTGCCGGATCAATATACGCCAATAACGGCAGCAAATCATTTTTGTTATCATCCAAAGTCAAAAGTCACCTCCTGGACAATATTCCTGCGGAACGATTCCTTTTGGAATATGCCATCCTCCTCCTGCGATTCGATCAATTAAGTGTTTTGCATGGTCAAACTGCCATGTTCCGACATGTTGAAACCCGCGGCTTTCTAAAAAGCGAATCTGTTTCGGTGTTGTAAGTCCGTCTACCTTCCGCTTATCCAAACGATCCAAAAGTTTCGCCGCTTTCCCTGCATTTTCAATTTCATCGGGAAAGATGCCTAACTTTTCAAGCGTTTTTGCCTGTTTATCACTTGGCGGCCCCATTTCCCAACCAAAAGCCGGTACATATCCTGAAAGATCTTCTGACTGTATCGACATTTCAAATTGCAAGGGGTCCACAAGTTTCCGTTTCCTCTTTTTCATTTCTGCCAATTTCTTGGCCAAAGCTTCTTCGCGCTGTGCTATAACATCTTCCGCTGCTTGTTTTTCCACAACTTCCAAATCAAGAGGACATGGCGAGTCTTCTATTTTTTCCGTCATTTTCTTTGCAATATCTTCACTGGACGCAAGCAAATTTGCTGGCCGGCAAAGCTCATGGCGTTCTGTCATCCATAAAAAATCTAAGAGTAATAATTCTTCCTTGCCAGGAAAGAGCCGTGTACCGCGCCCCACCATTTGGCAATAAAGGCTGCGTACTTTGGTTGGCCGTAAGACAATGACACAATCAACACTCGGACAGTCCCAGCCTTCGGTAAGCAGCATCGAATTGCAAAGCACATTATATTTGCCTGCTTGAAAATCTTGTAGTACTTCGGCCCGATCTTCACTATTGCCATTTACTTCGGCCGCTTTAAAACCGGCTTCATTTAAAATATCTCTAAATTTCTGGCTGGTCTTTACAAGCGGCAAAAATATAACAATCTTACGATCGATACAATACTTAACCATTTCCTGTGCGATCTGAAAAAGATACGGATCTAGCACCGTTCCGAGATCACCTGCTTTAAAGTCCCCGCTTTGCATTCCTACACCTGTAAGGTCTAATTTCAGCGGTATAGTCTGCGCTTGAATCTTGCAAAGATAACCTTCACGAATTGCTTTTGGCAATGTATATTCATAGGCCATACTATTAAAATAGGCGCCAAGGTTTTGCATATCGCCCCGATCGGGCGTAGCAGTTACGCCGAGCACATCAGCTTCCTCAAAATATTGCAAAACATTTTGATAGCTGTCTGATATGCAGTGATGTGCTTCATCCACAATAATTACGTCAAAATAATTTTTGCTGAAACGCTTCAGCCTTTTTTCTCTGGTTAAAGTTTGTACCGAGCCGACAACGACCCGGTACCAGCTGCCAATACAGCTTTCTTCTGCTTTTTCCACCGAACATGTAAGTCCGGTGGCTTTTTTTATCTTGTCACTTGCCTGATCGAGAAGTTCCCCGCGATGCGCCATAATTAATACACGGCTGCCATTACGGACACAATCTTCGGTGACCTTAGCAAATACGATGGTCTTTCCGCACCCCGTCGGAAGTACGAGAAGCGTGCGCTTATTGCCTTTTCCCCACTCATCATGTATAGCAGCCCGCGCTTCCTCCTGGTACGTGCGAAGTTCCATTAAAAGGATCCGGGTTTAAAAGTAGTTGGTTGAGTGGTTTCTTCATCAGGATATATAAACTGTTTCACTTCATTGAATTTTTTACCATCATAAATTCGAATTCCAATTTTTGCTCGGCCTGTAGATCCCATCACTTTATTCCAGTCCATTTTGAGTTTTTCTCCATGTTTTTTCTGACCAATCCCACGGAAGAATGCACATAATAAACCTTCGCATTTACTGTGTAAGAAAAGATTATGGCGAATCGATGCCATTCCTTCCGGTGATTCAACTTCCAGTACGATTTTTGCCTGATTGCACGGTCCGATCTTATCACTGCCAGGATATCTGGAACGTTCAAAACTTGCTACGCGAAACGCATATTCCCCTTCCGGTAACAAGATAAACTCGTTTTCCTTCTCGATTGTGTCATCCCATGCAAGTTCTGCTCCCATATCTGTTCCCATTTGTTCAAATCCCATATTTATATCCTCCTAAAATTTCATTAAAACGGTATTTTTTGTTGTTCAATCATATTAAATACTTGATCCCAGGCTGCAATGAGGCAGCCATCAATAAAGCTTTGATCATAGTTTTCAAGCGGCGTTCCAACCGGATAATATCCCTTACTGGATACCGCTTCCTGGATCTCTTGAACCGTCACATTATTACGTTTCATAAGATCAGCAAGCTTAGGCGGTACACCGCTTAAATCATTTTGTGCCGGTGGTTGAGGTTTCGGACCTGTGGTTGGTTGTATCGGCGCAGGTTCTTTTTGTTTTTTGATGCCTGCTTCATATTCTTCCTTACTGATTTCATGTGACATGCCGTCACCATCCATTAAAGGCTCCCCTTTTTTCAAAATCCAATACGCATCTGATTCGGGGTGGTACATATACATGTCATGATCCGCTATATTTTTATCTTGCACTGATTTCGGTGTTTCAGCTTTATTTTCCACTTTCACCGGCACAGGTGTCGCTTGCTGCATGGATTTATCATTTGGAATGCAATACGCGATGGATGCATAATCAAACGCTAATTCTGTTGCAAGATCGTGCCGGTTCTTTGCATCCCAGCAAGGATGATGCTGGGAATGCATAACACGCGTGCCGCCTTGCGCTTTTTTCTTTTTGTCGACCTCAACTACATATTGCTTATAATTTGCGAAAAGTACCATATCGGCCCATTCTTTTACCAGTGCCGATGTTTGGGAACCGGTCTTGTTCCCCAGTTTCAATTCATATCGATCATAACTGCCACATTCATCCGGCAATTCAAATTTACGAATGCTCGAATGTGCCGTAAGTACAATATTGATACCCACATCTGTTACATCACTTAAAAGATTAAGCAGCTTGCCAAACTCTTCTTTTACGAAAATATATCCTTTCCCATAGCCAAAATCCTCAATACCTTTTTTATCATAGATAGAGCAAACATGCGCCACACAAAGCTGTTCAGCCCAATCAATTGTGTCGATAATAAGTGTCTTGCAGCAACCAGGCGTTTTTTTCACTTCCTGAATAGTTTGCATCATCATAGTCCAGCTGCTCGGTTTTGGTACCCGAGCAACATCCATTAAATTTGTACTTCCTTCCGTATCGATAAATAGTGGCTCCGGAAACGAAGCGGCAAAGGTTGATTTACCGATGCCTTCCGGACCGTATACCACAACTTTTTGCGCTTTAAAAACTGGACCTCTAATAATTTCCATAATGAATCTCTCCTACTCTTCTACTTTTGTATGCGCTAAAGCGAATTCAATAAGTTGACAGGCTATTTTACTTAATGGTTGATTGGCTTGTGTCGCAATTTCTTTTACTTTTGTATGAAGATCAACCGTAATTTTTAAAGGAAGCATATATTCTGTATTGCCAGCACTCCATTTTTTTATAAGCAAACTATTTTCTTTATCCATCAAAATTTACCCTCTTCCCATATTTTTTTACTAGCAGGTACCACTGTTTCAAGCGGCATTTCTTCGCCTTTGATATAACCATCCTCAATAATAATGCTGCACTCATCGGACGTACTGACTCTGGTAGCAATAGCCTGCAAACCTTCTGCTTCAAGCCATGTACCAAATTCCTGCAGCGTTTCAATATCCATCTGCTCAAGTTTATCCATAAGAACAAAACCGCACTCTGGATTCAGCTTACGAATAATCGCCGTAGCAACTTTAAGTTGTTCGCTGGCACTCATGTTGTCCCATTTATAACCTTTATAAGTAAGTTCCCCTTTATCTACCGATAAATCTGGCAATGGAAGATCGGCGTTATTCAAAAGAGCTGTGCGCTGTTTACGAATATCCGTAATTTCCTGTGTAATGCTATCCACCTGCTTAGAATATTCGTCGGCATCCATTTCCGCCTTTTCTCGGTCCATATTGGCACGAATTTTCATATTGAGCATATCGATATCATTAATATTTTTTTCAAGTTCCGTTGTATTTTCATCATGAAGATCCAACGCTGATTTTTGAGCAATCACTAGATCTGCAGACACTTTTGCGTGTTCTTCTTTTTTAATAAGCAAGGCTTCTTCCATACGAATTACTTCTTGCTGTAAAATCACGGCTCGCTGTTTTAAAATATCAACCGACTGCCGTTTACGAGCATTCTCTCCATTTCTAGCAAGAATGTCCTGTTGCTTCCGGATCAATTCGGCTGCCGATACTGGCTCTTTCGGAACATCTGGGTGCATAACCAGCTCGGCTGCATATTTCTTTTTCTGATCGGCAATGCGTCCAATTTCAGTACGGCGATTATAAAGCTGTTGTTCTTTGAGATCAAGTGCACCCAGTTTGTCACCGACACCGATAATCTGTAATAAGGAATCCCCTTTTTCTTTATTGGATGCCTGCATAAACTTTGGCAGGTTCAGCGCCAGCTGTTCGACAAGTTCATCCAAAAGCCGCTGCCCACTTTTATTCCCTTTCGAATCGATTACTTTCAAATCACTATTTTTCCCCTTACGCTCTACAATCAAACCATTCGAAAGTTCAATATGAAGATGTGGTGGAGTCATAGAGCCATTACGCTGCGCCTGCGACGGCTGAAATTTATTACCGCCAAGTACCCAGGCAATCGCATCAAGAACTGAGGTTTTACCCTGCCCGTTTTTACCACCAATAATAGTCAAACCATTTTGAGAAGGCTCCATCCTTACTGCCTTTACGCGCTTTACATTTTCTATCTCAAGATTATTAATCTTAATCATTTCCAAGCCTCCTGTAATATGTTATAATTCCTAATAGATATTTTTACTTACCCCGAGATCCGCATTGGTTGCCGCCGATGCGGATTTTTCTATGAGTTCTTCCATCAAATGAATATCTTCTATATTCAGGCTAATCGCATTCATGATCATAGATGGCGGCTCCGAGGCTCTTTCGTTAGCCACACAAAAATCGGATGTAATTTTACTACGTGCGATAACTCTGCACCAAAGCTTTTTTCCACCGCTGATCTTTACGATCGTGTAATCACTTGGCTGCGCAAAATATATACGTAGCCCTCTAAACTTGTCTGGAATATCATCGACTGTTAATTTTTCTGACAAACTGCTCACCTCCCCTCAATGATGAAATTTTGTTGCCAATGCTTTTACCCTTTTCATGTTGGCTGATTCAATTGGAATACACAGCCGATCATCTCGGCATACTGGAACCAGCTGATCGCGGACAAACAACATAACATAGCTTTCTTCTGACTTAAATCTACGCCCGCATTGGAAACAATATGTTTTCGTCATCGAAACATCACAAGCCCTAAAATAACGCCAATGATAAATACAACCAGGTAACCTCTTGGCATTAAAATGTTAAACCGTCTCATGCCTCATCCACCTTTACCCAATAATTAATACGCAGTTCATCACCAGGATAAATCCCACATTCACTCGATCGATCCAAAAGCCAAGGATTCAGTTCTTTGATTCCAGATTGAAATTCCAAAATGTACCGTCGCCCGCCAGTATTTTTCTGTAAAAACTCTTCGGAAATGCTCCAAAGCGAGTCACCTTTCTGAACCGTGTACGTATCCTCTACAAGTTGTTGCCGGCTAGAGCAAGCGCCTGTCGAAAATGTGACAATAGCTGTCAGTGCTACACCTAATAAAATTTTTTGGGATATGGTTTTTAAATTCATTCATACCATCCTCTCACTCAACTTTTTTAAGAAGTCTAATGCTATCGGGTTTTCTGCCGCATGCTTTTTTCTTGCGTGGCGGCTGAATTTGTATAGGTACTGGCATTCGTGCAGCGATATCCGCTACATGCAACCCTGCAAATTGTCTCAATGCTTCAATACCATCTCGAATTGATATTCTTACGCCTCGTTTGCCAGTTGGAATATGTGGTATTTGGCCTTGTCTGACCATATTTCTAATTAACCTCTCTGGCAAACCAACACGTTTTGCAAACTTAGCTGGTACTTCAAACTCGGTTTCCATTTCCTTACCTCTTTTCGTAGGTTTTTTATCATCCATGTCGAGTATTGGATATTCCATTTCATGCGAATTGCTATTTCTCGAAAGTAAAATTAAGATATATTGAAAGCGTATAGTTCCTGCTATACTCTTTCTCTATTTTTGACACCAACGTTTTTACATCTTCAAATGTTGCATCACCGTTTCCAATGACAATGCTTACCGTCGTTATCATTTGAGGTTTATCCATCTCACTCGCCCCCTTTCATACTAAAGTTCTTTTAATTTTCAAAAGGTAATTTTATTCCTCCTATCGAATGTGATTATTGGAAGGAGGTGGATGATGTGCCTTATTTAGATGAGAAAAAAGTTCATGACCTTGCAATCATTTGGACGCAAACAAAATGGCAAGATTATTTAAAAACAATTTCTTCTAATGAAAAGATTGATGAAGGACATTTAATGAAAGAACTCTTTAGCATTTATAAAGATGCTTTCGATTATTTTTCAAATTTTGGAGAATAATCTGGTAAAACAACACTATAATGAGTAACACTTTGAGCTACCATTTCAGCAGTTGAAATAATTTGAGCAGTGTTAAAACCTTCATCTCTTAACATGCAGATGATTTTTGATACTGCTTTTTTCTTTTGTTCTTCACGTTTTTTAAATTCTTCGTATGATAACATACCTTTCTCCCCTCTCATGCGGATTTGCTTTTAAATTGAATTGCAAGCTAACCACCACGACTCTCTACTTTTCAGCATTTTGTGTTGAAACTTACATGGTGGTTCCTTGAAATGTTTTTTTTACTGGTTCAATTAATTTGTTGTTTCTTATTAAACGAATAAACTCGTTTTTATTGCCAAAAAAAATATTATTGGGCGATACTCCATATATAATTGGTATTTTTTCTATTACATCATAAGGCATTTTTGCACTATTATTTTCCCATCTAGCAAGTGTTTGATAATGAACTCCAAATAATTTACAAGCTTCTAATTGGCTATAGCCTGCATTTATCCGCGCTGCCTCTAAGGTTATTTGCATTTTTTCACCCCCTTAGCATGTTTTTAGTATAAACGAGTTTATTCGTTTAGTCAATATATTTTATAAATTAAAAACGAAAAAAATCGTTATTTATTTCATTTTATACTTGCTTTAAACGTTTTTATTCGTTATAATTTACACATGAAACTAAGTAGGAGGGCTGGAAATGCCAAGAAACCAGTTATCTAAATTTGATAGAGAGTTGCGCTCAACAATCTCAGCTAATTTGAAAAAGTACACCTCTCATTTAACGCAGGGGCAATTGTCTGCTATGACAGGAATACCAGCATCAACTTTATCAGGTTATTTTGCAATGAGATCAACACCTAATGCAGGAAACTTACAAAAAATTGTTGATTCTCTAAACATAAACAAGTCTGATATTGACCCTCGTTTTGCAGAAAAATTGAATACGCTCAATAAACATTCCAATAAGTCTCTTCCAACACTCACACCTAAAGATGAAAATCAAATTGCGAAAGATCTTGAAAACATGATAAATGCCCTCGATGGAGCTGCAGCGATGGGTGAACCCGAAGACGCTGAAGATATGGCTATGATCAAAGCTTCCCTTGAAACTGCAATGCGTTTATCCAAACGTATTGCAAAGAAAAAATTCACGCCTAAAAAATATCGTGATGAGTAAGCATTTTATATAACAAGGATGGTAGTACTCATGGATGTAAAAAAAATTGCGACTGATTTAATCGCAAAACACAAAACAAACGACCCTTTTACGATCGCCGACCTACGTGGCATTAACGTTTTGGACTGCCCCATGAAGTCGACGCTTGGTTATTACACAAAATATAAACGTGTCCAAAACATCATTTTAAATAGCAATATACCGGAAGCACTTCGTAGTTTTGTCTGTGCACATGAACTTGGTCATGCAATATGCCATTCGGATTTAAATACAAAATGGTTAAAAGAAAATACTTTGTTTTCTGTTGAAAAAATTGAAGTCCAAGCCAGCACTTTTGCTATTGAGCTTTTATTACCCGATAAAATTCTTTTAGAAAGTGCTGATTGTTCCATCTATACAATTGCAAAAGAGATTGGTATTCCAAAAGATCTTGTCTATTTAAAAAATTTTGCCCGCCTATCAGAACATATGTTTCCATTTTGATTTTCTCGTGATATCAAAATGGAAAGACTGCCCCGAAAGACAGTAGTCTATGCAAATTATTTTCTATAATATTCTTTTAAGTTATTTACTTTTATATTCTTTTAAGTTATAATTATAAATGAAAGGGGGCTATATCATTGTATGAAATTCATTTTTACTGTGATTTAAACGGAAATGAACCGGTTAAAGAATATGTAAAAAAACTCGCCAGTAAAACCGACAAGGATAGTCGTATAAAGCTTAACAAAATTCGTGACTATGTGAAAATTTTAAGTGAGCACGGTACTAGAGCTGGCGAACCTTATATGAAACATATTGAAGGTAACATTTGGGAACTTCGCCCCCTACGCGACAGAATTTTCTTTTTTAGCTGGAATGGTAATAGTTTTATTTTGCTTCACCAATTTATGAAAAAAACGCAGAAAACCCCCAAAAAAGAAATTGAGCAAGCACAGCGTAATATGAATGACTTTTTAGAGAGGAGTTTAGATAATGAGTAAAAATAAGATTACCCCGTTAGGCGAGAATTGGGATGACTTTGAAAAAACAATTTTCACGCCAGAAGAAATTGCCGCAAGTAATTTAAGAGTTGCTCTTGTTTCCGAGATTATAAACGCTCGCCAAGAACGCGGTATGACACAAAAACAATTAGAGGCAACCAGCGGTGTAAGACAACCTATTATAGCACGATTAGAAAAGGGCTCTACTGACCCTCAACTTTCCACTTTGCTTAAAGTTCTGGCTGCTTTTGGTAAAACTCTTGCTATTGTTCCTTTACGAAAATAAAAAAAAGACCGTCTAGCATTACGAGTGCTAAACGGTCTATGGGGTAACTAACCTTGAGGTCAATCACCTAACCCACTTAAATTATACTTGATTGGCCTCTAAAAATAAACAATTTGGAGGTATTTAATTATGAAAAAACGTGCAAATGGCGAAGGTACCATTTATTTCGATGAAAAAAAGCAGCTTTATCGGGCTATGCTTGTGACTCCTGCAGGTAAACGTATGACAAAATCATCAAAGGATGAAAGTCTCGTCAAAGATTGGTTAAATGAGCAGCGGCTACTGATCGGACGTAATCAGCATATCGAGCCAACGGGGATTACAGTGGGTCAATGGTTTGATACTTGGCTTGAGGTATACGCCAGGCACAATACAAAACCGCGTACGTATGACCGCTATTGCTCTTTACTGGATAGAGCTGAGCCACTTCGCAATGTTAAACTAACAAATTTAACGCCTGCACATTTACAGAAACTTTATAACGACCTGTCAAAAATATATGCCGGCAATACAATGAAACACATCCACTTTTGTATTAGTGGCGCATTAAAGCAGGCAGTTATCAACAATCTTATCCACATTAACCCCACTACGAATGTAAAAACACCCACAGCACGCAAAAAAGAAATCAACATTTTCACAGCAGATGAAGTCGATCAAATGATAAATGCTGCACCGGATTATCCTTGTGAACCAAGTATTATTCTTGCCTATACAACCGGCATGCGGCTATCTGAACTTCTCGCCTTGCGTTGGGAAGATACAGACTTAAGGAAAGCTACCGATAAGATAAAATCAACGCTTACAATCAATCAGACAGTTCACAGAAGTTTCAGCGCGGGACTATATTTTTCCGACTGTAAAAATACAAGCAGCCATAGAACAATAACTCTCCCACATGAAACTGTGGTTGCGCTCAATAAATATAAACTTAAAACTGGACGTAGCACAGGCTTAATATTTGTAAACGGAAGTGACAACCCTTATGATTCTACATCATACTCACGTCTTGTCTACAATAGAATGAAAACCGCATTAGGAATAGAAAATAAAGGTTTTCACTGTTTTAGACATACACATGCCAGCGAGTTAGTATCTGCAGGTATACCAATTCAAGAAGTTTCAAAACGCTTAGGTCATTCTAAAATCTCAACTACCTTGGATATATATTCGCACTGCGTACCAACTGAAGATGATCGGATCACGGATAAAATATCCGAGTTTTTGAACAAAAATAAAACACATGCAAACTAA